TATTAGTTGATGTAAGGATTGTTGCAGAAGGTGCAGAGATACCTTTAGACAATGCTAATTACACATCAACTAATATCCGACCCGTTAAATACGGTGTAGCTATTAGGATTACAAAAGAATTGATGGAAGATTCCAAGTGGAACTTACTAGAGCACAATGTAAAAATTGCTGGTAAGAGAATGGCTGAGAATGAAACAAATCTAGTTATTACTGCATTAGATAGTGCGGCAAATACAGTTGCAGGTGGTGCTGCTATAACAATAGCAAACATTACACGAGCAATTCAATATCTAGACGACAGTGACTACAATGCAACTACTATAGCAGTTGGTAATGAAGTACTAAACGATATGAGAAATATCGATACTTTCGTAGAAGCCGATAAGTTAGGTTCAAGAGAAATGCTAGCTACAGGTTTCATAGGAAGAGTATATGGTCTAAATGTTATTCGGTTTTCAACAAACGCAGCTCCAAGTTCTACATATAGCAAATATGCTTATATATACGACAAGGACCAAGCTTACGCTATTGCGGAGAAGAGACCAGTAATGATTGATAGATTCGATTTACCAAGTTGCGATATGACAGCAGCATCAGTAACTCAGAGAATAGCAGTTAAGATACTACGAACATCAGCAGTTACAAAAATCACTACAGCTTAAATCGATTAAGAAAAAATTTATTATTTTTTTATTTTTTTATTTTTTAATCAAAACACAAACAAGGAGAATATAACCATGACATGGAACTATAAAAAATTAGAACAAATAAAAGGTATAGGAACAGAAACTGCAGAAGACATTATAAATACGTTTGATACAGAAGAAAAGTTAGTGAATGCTTTAAAGAATAATAAAGTTGGTTTACGAAACGATATAGTTGAAAAACTAAATGATTTTTATGATAACGAAGACTTAAATATAATGGTTGAAGAAGTAATAAAAAAAGATTTATCAAAAGCAAAATGTAATAGTTGCGGATTAATACTACCAGTAGAAAATATATATGGAATATGTCCATATTGTGGTAGAATAAATTAAATTCACATAAGGAGGATAAAATAAATGACAGGAAGTATAATAGGTCCAGAACAACAGGGATTACAAGCAGGTTTCGGTTTACCGGAAGTTATTGCAGGAGTAGGTGCACCAGATGGTGTGATTTTTGCAACATCAGGAGCTTTGTTATTCGACGCAACTAACGGGACATTGTATAGAAATGATACAGTGGATGGTTTAGGAGCAGGTTCATCATGGACAGCAAATTTAATTTAAATTTTAGGAGGTTAAATAAAAAATGACAGCAAATAATAGTACAACAGACGGATTAGGTTTTGAAGAAGTTAATCAAACGGAATCTTCAACAGAAAATATAATTGGAACAACAATTAGTGGAACAAATGTTTACGGAACAACAGTATCTGGATTAGAAGTATTCGGTAGAGATATTTATAATGGTGATGGAGATTTACAATCAATAGGAACAGGTTCACCAATAGAATACGGATTAAGTACACTTGTAGGTATTGGTTCATTATCAACTGGTTCTTCAGTTTGGATAGTATACCCATCAGACTTTGATGAAAATCCAATGATATTTACAACAAATAAAACATCAGTAGGAGAAGCAATAGTGGTTGGTAGTATATCAACAGGAAGTTTCATAGCATTAGGTAATAATGCAAGTGATAAATTCAATTGGTTAGCAATCGGATTATAATTAAATAGGAGGTTAAATATTAAATGACAATATCAGAATCAATAAAAGATAGAGAATATGATAAATTTATAGACGTAGGTAGCAATGTATTAGGTTTAGGAAATACAACAGCTCAGTCTGTAATATTAATGGGAGTTAGTGGAACAATGATGATTCCGTTGCTTTGTGACGCAACAGGAAAATTAAGAACATCATCAACATAATTAAAATGGAATTAATATCGAGAAAATAAAATGGTAGGAGGATTATGGTCAATAGGGTCTTTTGCAGACCACATAACGAATCTAGTTGGACCTTCAAATGTTCCAACATCTATTAGTGGAACTACTATGAATAATCTTATTTGGCAACAAGCGGCAGTAGTTGAAAATTCTATTGGAGTGAATCTTGATGATGCCGGAATTGAAGAAAAATATCAACCAACTATTACTAATTTATCTTTATCACAAATTTATGATACAATGGGAGCAATGTTAAATGTGCAATCTGCTCAAATTGATGATTTAAAAATTACAAATAATAAAGAGCAATATAAAAATGCTGCTTTATCTTTTAAACAAATGGGAATGGTCATGCTTGAAGATTTAACCAATACAATGGCTTTCAAAAAAGTATGGGGAGTATAAAATGGTTTCTTTAGATATTTTTTTTAATGGATTTAATGAATTACTTCCTTACGGAACACAAATTTCAATTACTTCTTTTACTGGTTCATTAAGTAGTGCAGATTATGATGACGTACAAACATATGTTGCTGAATCTGGTCCAACTTGGACATCAGGAATTTTATTATCAGTTAAAAATAAGTTTGGAAGTGAGGATGCAATATTAATGGAGCAAGGAAAACTTTTAACTAAAGATAAAAAATTATATATTGCTGGCGACGTAGATGTTAGTGGAAATGTATTGATAGGAGTTGGAAGTCCAACATCAGATTATTTTAGTATTATACCAAATGGTGTAAAAACTCCAGCTTTGAATGGTGAAGAAATATACAAAAAAGTATATATTAGATATAATCAAGGTGGAAGTGTATATTAATGGTTATGAGTATAAAGGTTCTTGGTGGAGCATCAGCAATAGCTTATTTGAATTCTAAAAATAAACAATCAGAGGCATTAATTACAAAAGCTATGTCCGATATTGGATTACATATGGAAGGTGAAGTTAAGTCTTCGGTTGCTGGAGGAAAAGCAGAACCTGCAAGTGTAGATACAGGTAGATTTCTTAATAGTGTTCAAAATAAATCTAATAAAGTATCAGCAACTATTTTTAGTGAAATACCTTATGCAAATTTCTTAGAATACGGAACGTCTAAGCTAAATGCAAGGCGACATTTTAGAAATTCATTGAGTAGGAACAAAGATAAGATTAATCAAGTTGTTTCTAATGTATTAAAGGCACTATAAATAATATAATTTTTAATAAAAGCTTTTTAAATAAACCCTCATTTTAAATATTATATTAAGCAAGTGAGTTTAGTATAATCCAAGTGAGGAAACAAAAATTACAATCAGCGCAAGCACATTTATTAAGGACATAGTTCTATTTTTACGTAATGATTTACGTAGTAATATCACAGACCCTTTATCAAGAGGAAAAAATTTCGTAATGACTTCTTATCCGGAAACGGATGTACGTTATCCAATTATAACAATTAAAGCGGTAGATATAGATACTCGAAGTTTAGGAATGTCTTCAGAACAACAATGGGTTACATTAAACTTAGAAATAAGAGTATGGGCAAGAAACGAAAAAGAGAAAGACGGCTTAACAAGTCTAGTAGTAGACAGACTACGACAAATTCAATACGGTACTGGAGGAACTAATGAAGAAGGAATTTACGGATTTCAATTAGTTTCAGCTGTTCCTATTGAAGAAGAAGGGAGTAAGACAGCTAAATCAATGGTAATGAATTTTAATTATTCAGCCGTGTTGTCATAATTAAATTAATATGGAGGTAAAAAAATATGGGTATATATGTAGGAAATGATGCGCAAGTAACATTTTTCTATGAATCAGGAACATACGGAACAAAGATGGGTACCAGTGGTAACTGGATTGGTCTAGTACAAACACATGACCCAGGAGAAGTCGTTAACTATATCGAAGAGAGATATGTTGGAGTAGGTGATAGAAATGTTGGACAATATATTAATTCAACAAAAGACTATGATGGTACAATAACATTTCATCCTCAAGATTGGAAGATGGTTGGTTTTGCAATGGGTTCAATGGTAGATAGCGGTTCAAGTCCTTATTTACACAACTTAGTTGAAGCAAATAGTGATGATTCTTATGTGGCAACATCAGGAACATTAAATCCGTTTGCTAGCTTTAGTATTCAGGATGCACAAAAAGCAAATGATGGAAGCCATTTAGTAAGAACATATAATGGTTGTACTGTGGATAGTGTAAGTATAAGTGCTACAGAAGGAGAACCAGTAAATTGTGAGGTAAGTTATAAAGGTCAAAGTGTAACAGTTGGAAGTAAAACAACAGATATCAGTACAATAAAGGATAAAGATACAACTCGACCGTATATTTTTAGTGATTGTAAAATTCATGTGCCAAGTGGTACAACTTTAGATGAAGTAAAAGATTTCACATGGACTATGAATAATAACTTAGCAACTAAGCATTACTTAAATGGCAGTAAAGTAGCTGCAGGACAAATTCCAGAGAATAGAGATTATTCTTTTGAGTTAACATTAGATGCAACATCTAAATGGGGAAAAACGCTATACGACACGTATTTCCAAGGTGGAAGTACATTTAATTGTATGTTAGAAATTTCTCAAACTACTGGAAGCGAAGAAGCATTCTATGTAATGAGTGGATGCAACATAACAGATATGTCGGCACCAACGCCAGCGGAAGGAGTAATTGAATATAGTGCAACAATTCGACCATCGAATTGTATAGTTACAGTTAATGATTTAGTAGAAAAGTACAACGCTTGGTAAACACAAACAATTTATTTTTTTTATTTTTTTTAAATTTAGAAAGCAGAATTAAATAACACGGAGGTTAAAAAACAATGGGATATTTAGGAAAAGATGAAGTTCTTTTTAATAGAGCTGAAGATGGTAGCTTATTACCACAGGACGTAAAGTTAGAATTACTAGACGGCGATGTAATGATTAAAGCTAGACCACTTACTAGAGGTAAGTTACAAGAAATCGACAGACTAGGTAAAAGTGAAACAATAGGAGAACAAGAACAGGCAGAAATTCTTATATTAAAGGATGCACTAGTAGAACCACTTCTAACAGAAGAAGAAATAAAAGCAATGAAGCCGGCATATAAGAATGCTATATCGATAGCAATAATGGCAATCAGTTTAGGTATGGAACAAAAAGAGTTACAAGATAAAACTACAAACATGATAGCTGAACAGGAATACGGACTTAAAAAAAAACTTTAAATGAGGATTTAGTTTTATGGTTGCACGAAATGGGGTACAACTTTTTTAATATATCAAGATTAACATACGCTGAGATAAATGTTTTAATTCTTGCGAAGAAAAGAAAGAACGACAAGGAAAAGAAAGAGCAGAAAAAACAACAGCGTAAATCAAAAAGATAAAAATGGTAATGGGTTCAGTAATGGGTGGTTTAGCAGGAGG